GATGAAATTACTAGACTTATATTGCGGTGTAGGCGGTGCCAGCGCTGGATATTACAAGGCAGGTTTTGATGTAACTGGTATAGATTTAAAGCACGGCAGGCGTTACCCATATAAGTATATTAAGGGCAATGTATTACTATACTTACAAGACTTAGACTTCCTGCGTTCTTTCGATATAATCCACGCTTCGCCACCATGCCAAACTCACAGTATCACCCAACACCTACGCAACGCCCAGGGTAAGTCCACTAGCAAACTGGACCTAATACCACAAACACGTGCAGCTCTTATAGCCTCTGGTAAACCCTATGTAATAGAGAATGTACCTGGTAGTCCTTTAATAAATCCTATTCAACTATGTGGCTCTTCCTTTGGTTTACGGGTGCGTAGGCATAGGTTGTTCGAGAGTAATATGAAGTTAACGGGTAGTACTTGTAACCATAAAGGGCAAGGTAGGCCAGTAGGTGTATATGGCTCACTAAACGATCAGATACCTAAAGGTGGCAAGACCGCCACAACTATAGATGAGGGCCGTGACGCAATGGGTATGCCCTGGGCCATTTGGACCGAGTTAGTGGAAGCTATACCACCAGCCTATTCAGAGTATATTGGTAAACAGATAATCAACTTGCCGTCTGACCTGCGGTTATGCTGATGGACTTGCATGCGCATGCTACCCTCTAGTTCGCATTTGCCTCCAAGGCAAAAACGCGAGCCGCAACGCGGCAGGCTCGCGAGGTGTGTGCTAGTAGCCACCGCTCTATTTGTAGCACAAATATTAAGCCTTGATAAAGCTAATTCCGATACTAATTACAAGCCTATGCACTACAGGCAATACATACTTATAGAGTTAAATAACTTTGAAGAGGCTTACTGCTTAATAGAGCTATATACTGCTGAAAGCAGGCTAAACCCTAACGCACGTAATGGCTCACACTATGGCATACCACAAGGGCGGTCTAAGTACCTGGCTACTGTGGGTGGTACCAAACAAATTGATTGGGGTATTAAATATAACCTACACAGATATGGCTCTATGTGTAATGCTTTAGATCATTACAAACGCAAGGGCTGGCATTAGTGGTAAATAAGAAGGCTAAACATCAACGGGCGTTGGGCTCAGGTGCGTGGAAGAAGCTACGCCTTGTGGTACTGGCTCGCGATGGCTATACGTGTTACGCGTGCGGTGGTGAGGCCAAAGAGGTCGACCATATATGGCCACGCGCTAAGGGTGGTGACACCTTTGACCCTTTAAACTGTGCAGCTATATGTCGTACGTGTAACCTCGCTAAAGGTGACCGTTTTTTTAACCCTGCGCCGACCCCCCCTGTCTTTCAAGCCTCGTCTCTCCCTAGTACGCACAGTTCAATACCAGAATCACCTTTTATACGACCAGAAGGGATCCAAAGCGATGAGTAAAGATGCAGAAGTAATCCCTATCAAGAGGGGGCTAGAACTAATCGGTAGTACGCAGCCGAGAATTCATACGCCTTTATTAAAAACAGCTAGTAAAGCCCAGGAGGTTGCGGATTTGGCCGAGAAAATAGGCCTACCGCTTATCCCTTGGCAGCGTTGGGTATTGGATGACCTTTTATCCATAGACGCAGGCGGTGCGTGGCTTAAGAAATCGGCACTTTGTCTTGTAGCACGTCAGAATGGAAAGACGCACCTAGCTCGTATGTTAATTCTAAGCCATCTCTACCTGTGGGGTAGTAAGAACGTACTAGGCATGTCCTCTAACCGTAATATGGCCCTGGATACCTTTAGGCAGGTCGCATACACAATAGAAGACAATGATTTTTTAAGAAAAGACGTGCGGCAGATCCGATTGGCTAACGGCCAGGAATCTATTAGCCTAAAGAATGGCGCCAGGTATGAAATTGCAGCAGCTACTAGAGACGCGCCCCGTGGTAAGACGGCTGACTTTCTTTATCTTGATGAACTTAGAGAATGGTCGCAGGAAGCCTTTACCGCAGCGTTGCCTGTAACGCGAGCAAGGCCAAACGCCATGACCTTAATGACAAGTAACGCTGGTGATGGGTTTAGCGAAGTACTAAATGATCTAAGAGAGCGTTGTATGTCGTATGCGCCGTCTAATTTAGGTTACTATGAGTACAGCGCACCACAACATTGTAAAATACACGACCGTAAAGCCTGGGCAATGGCTAACCCAGCCCTTGGCCACCTAATCACCGAGCAAACCTTAGAGGAGTCGGTAAACACTAACAGCGTAGAAGCTACAAGGACCGAGATGCTTTGCCAGTGGATAGATAGCGCGGTCAGTCCCTGGGTCTATGGTTCCATTGAGGCGTGCAGTGATAGCACACTAGAGTTACCTGTCGGGCCAGCAACTATCATGGCCTTCGATATTGCCCCAACACGTAGATCGGGCGCCTTGGTGATGGGGCAGATCAAAGACGGCAAGATAGCTGTCGGTCTTGCGCAACTATGGTCTAGTGAGGTGGCTGTAGATGAAACCAGAATGGCCAGCGATATAAACGAATGGGCTAGAAAATATCATCCAAGCATTATCTGCTACGACAAGTACGCAACACAGACGCTGGCTACTAAATTAGAGCAAAGCGGCTGGCGTATGCAAGAGATATCGGGTCAGGCGTTTTACCAGGCATGCAGCGACCTATCAGATGCCCTGGCTAATAACCGTTTGGTACATTCAGGCCAGGCAGATTTAGTACAACATCTAAATAACTGCGCAGCTAAAACAAATGACGCGGGCTGGAGGATAATTCGTAGAAAATCCGCTGGCGACGTTACCGCTGCAATTAGTTTGGCCATGATCGCCACCGAACTAACCAAGCCACAAAGAACCGCGCAGATTATTGTCTAACTTGCACCATTAGTCCGTTTTATAGTATATTATGGCAATATGGGTCTATTGTCTGCTTTGGGTATAACTAAAAAAACTGATTCCGTTACAGCGCAATACGCCCCAGCCGTTATGGGCGACAGCATCATTGGCTTTGGATATAACACATTTGGTGCAGGTCCGATGGATCGCACTTTGGCCACGCAGGTACCAGCAGTTAACAGATGCGCTAATTTAATTAAAGGTGTTATAGGCTATCTACCCTTAGAGCTATATAAGAAATCTACAGGCGCAGAATTACCGAAGCCGATCTGGTGCGACCAGCCAGATATAAGACAGCCACGATCCGTCACTATCTCGTGGACTGTCGATTCATTAATCTTCTACGGACAAGCCTTTTGGCGTATCACGGAAGTGTATGCCGATGACTTAAGACCATCAAGATTTGAATGGATTGCTAATACACGTGTAGTTGCACAACTAAATCAATTAGGCACAGAAGTTATTTACTACACAGTAGACGGTCAAAAAGTACCAATGGTTGGTGTGGGCAGTCTTGTTACGTTCCAGGGACTCACACAGGGCGTATTACAAACCGCAGGCCGCACAATACAAAGCGCACTTGATTTAGAAAAAGCCGCAGCAGTAGCTGCACAAACTCCAATGGCGACTGGCTTCATTAAAAATACAGGTGCGGATATGCCAGAGTCGCAAGTACAAGGATTACTTGCAGCCTGGAAGGCAGCGCGGCAATCAAGATCTACTGCTTACCTGACTAGCACATTAAGTTACGAGACTGTTGGATTTAGCCCGAAGGACATGATGTACAACGAGGCATCGCAGTATTTGGCCACACAAATTGCACGCGCCATGAACGTGCCAGCTTATTATATTTCAGCCGACATGAATAATAGTATGACCTATCAGAACATCATTGACGGTCGAAAAGAATTTGTTGCTTATAGCCTACAACCTTACATTTGCGCAATTGAGGACAGGCTGAGCATGAATGATATTACGGCGGCTGGACAAATTGTGCGCTTTAATATCTCAGAGACATTCTTACGATCAGACGATAAAGCAAGACTAGAAACAATAGAAAAGATGTTAACCCTAGGACTTATAGACCTAGAGCAAGCAAAAGAAATGGAAGATCTAACACCCAACGGAAATCAAAGTGGCGATGCTGAGTACATTAACAGCGCTAAAGGAGAAAATGCAT